GTGCACGATAGATAATGATAGCATCTTCTAGTAATTCTTTTTGTTTGTAGACTTTGAAAATGGTTTCCATTAGGCTGTTACCAAATGGAAAGTTATTGTCTAGGCCTTCACTTAATGACAAGTGTATAACATGTTCTGCATCAATAGCCCATTGATTTTGATTGATAGCAAAACGACTGCCCGAACTTTGTGGATACGCACCAACCATACCGCGTTGATGTACTCCGCCTGTTACATAAGCAGTGCCGCCAGGTGTGGCATTTTGATTGCTAGGATTGATCTGCGTGACTGTTAGGTTTTGGAAGTTGATGTTTAGGTCACGGACAACATACTGCTCTGGCTTCTTACCTTCACTTTCGTTAACGATGATCTTATCTACTTTGCTTGGATCAATGTACATCCATGCCTGTGTTTCTGGATCACGGATAAAGAAGCAGTCACCATACTTAAATGTATTGCGGATGATCTTAAAGATCTTATTACCAAACTTGTTTAACTTGGTCCACTGTTGTAGATACTTCTTAATGATTTTAATTTCTGTGGGAGTTGCTTGTTCTTTAAAGAATACGTGGAATGGAGTTTGGTTTTCTTCGTTTACCTGTGTACAAAATTCAGCAAGGATATCAAATGCTGCATTAACTTCTGGATCTAGATCCATTGTATCATATTGACTGTACCGTTCTAATCTGTTTGGGTGACCGCTATATACATCAGGCAAGTAGCTGGAATAGTTACTACGTGTTGGGTTAGCTCTATTAGATCCGCTTATTGGGCTTGATGATCCAGTTGCTACTGGAGTAAAGTGGCGTTTCCATGACATTTAATATATTCCTTTTTTATGCCCAAATATTTCTATTAAGAGATTTAGTAGCCTCGACATTTTTTCTAGACTGTTCTGCTGTTTCTTTCATATGTTTAAGCATTTCTGTAGATATACTATTTAACCGTTGTAGCTGGTCGGCTAAAATATTTTCGTTAGTATTTGCAACCACAGTTGGTGTTGTTGTAGTAGATTCCACAGTGTCTTTAGAAATCCGTTGATCTGCTTTTGCGATGGCATCTTTAAGTTGTTCGGTATTTCCTTGTTGACCCATCTTCAATGCTTTAGCCATTATTTCTGACATCTGTGCAGGAGTTACTATAGCTTCTTGACCGTGCAACATCATCGGAGTACCTTTACCAAAGTTCTCAAATAAGTTTCCTGTCATTCCTAGGCTGCCTGTTGCTCTACCTTGGTCGGGAGATATTTGCTTCATGTAATTGCTTTTCCACGATTCATCAGGCTTAGCTGGTTTTTCTTTTTTAGCATTTTCTCTATCAGCATAAGACTTCATGCGTTTAGCAAAATCTTCAGGGCTTTCACCGATTCCTTGTTTGAAGTAAGTTTGATCAACAGGTGCTGCACGATTTTCAGTAGGTGCAGCAGTTGGAGTATTTGGTTTTATATAATAATCGCTGTAATCTTTTGCTGCTATTTTTTTGCTTAATTGTTCTATTTCTTGTTTTTTCTTCTCAACTAATTTAGCATCTGTAGATTTATCCATTCTTGCAAGTTCAGCTTTTTTATCTGCAAGAGCTTTTTCTGCATCTATTTTAGCAGTATCTCTAGCTTTATCTTCATCATCATACATCCACTCGGGATAGATAGCTCTTTTAATTTCTAACATTAGCAATTTTAAGTAGTATGACAGATCGTTAACAATTTTATCTCTACCTTCAGGTGTAAACATATTTTGTACAAATTCACTAAATTTCTCAGCTACAAATTGTAAACCTACTTTAAGTTTTTCAAGTACACCGCTATCGCTGGTAAATTTCATAAACTTGTCAGCAAGCCCGGTTATAATAGGAGATATAGTGTTTATCGCAGGAGCCAATGCGCCATAGATAGCGGCACCCATATCTTTAAATCCTTTTTCAGTTTCTGCCATACGGAATGCTGCACTAGTTTCTCTAATTTTTTGTGCAGCAGTAGCAGTATCGACTTGTTTTTCATAATCTTTTAACGAATGCAGATTATTGTCAAGAGATTTAGTTTGTTGTTTTAACATATCGTTAGAAATTTCGGCATACTCTTTACCTTGCATCGAAAGAACAGCTAAATTCTTACCATACATTTCGGCATCTTTAACCTGCGAGTGTCTTAGATTTGCACCACTTTTAGACATATCATCGAGATTTTTAGTACTATCTTTAGCAGTACGAACTAATCCCATAAGTCCTTGGGTAGTGTTCTTTGACATACCCATCGCAGTTGCATTGGCTTCTACTAAAGGCGGCATTCCCATTGCTAGTGTTTGGAAGTTTTGTGCAGATAGTTTACCAGCAGTTCCTGCTTCAGCTAACCCTGTTGTTAATTTTTCTGCTTGTTTTGGATCTACTAACCGTAGTTTAGCAATATAATTTTCCCATGCCGGTTGCAGGGCTAATTTTTTAATTTCATCTTCTTGTTCTTGGCGATTTTTTCCAGTTATAGCTGCTAGTCTATCTAGTTCTTCTAGATAATTACCTGCAGATGCTTGCAGTGCCTTTTGTGAAGCAACACTCTTCATTTCGGCAGAAGTACGGCCGCCTGTTATTGCGATATAATCAGCTAGCCCTTGTGTAGCTTCGATACTAGTATATCCTAATCCTCGGAGTTGTGCACCTAGATCGCTTTCTCTAAACTGTCTAGCGATCTTTGTAAATGCAACAGCACCTTCATTTACCGTACCACCCATGAGAGCAAAGGTTGAGGAATTCTTTTTAATAACATCAGAAAACTCATCTAAAGTTAGCCCTAGTCCTAACGCATTGGATCTTAAGGTACTTAATTGACCACCAAAGTTTGCACCAGATTGTGATATGTTCCTATAGACTGCAAGTTCTGCTTCTTGCATCTCTGCAATTTTTGCAAATAATCCCGCTACCCAACCTAGCGGACCAGGTAGTGCTTCTAATGCTTTATAGAATCCACTTAGGCCGCCTTGACCTTCCATTAATCCACCAGCAAATCCTATAAGATTGCTGCCAACATTTACTATAGAACCTACTAAGCTGCCAAATACTCCTGCGATCGAACCTACTATTCCTGAGAGTATCGAGAATCCTTTAGCCGCTAGGCCTACACCACCTTTAGCTAGACTCTGCAGTCCTTCATCTGCCGCAGCAGCACCTCCAGTAGTTCCGCCACCACTTGGTGGCGTCAGCTTTAGGATGCTTTGATTTAACACCTTCATTGCAGCGAGAAGTTTTTTAGCGGTCTCTTCTGTAGCCGCGTTATTGAGTTCTACTTGTTCATTACCTATGATACCTGTTACTTCAGCCATTGTTTTTCCCGGAGTTATATTGGTAGATAAATATTATCATACAATCACAAGTGTATTTATTGGAGATAAAAAATGACATCACAAGCAAAAGTTAATTCAAATCCGTTGTCTGGGTTTATGCGACAACCTAAGATTTATATTAAATTACCTAGCGGAGGTGAGTATTGGTCTAAAGGCAGTTTAGAAATATCCGAAACAGGAGAATACCCTGTTTATTCAATGACCGCCAAGGATGAGATGATGTTAAAGATTCCAGATGCACTGATCAGCGGACAGGCTATTGTTGATGTTGTACAGCACTGTATGCCTAATATTAAAAATGCTTGGTCTATTCCTAATTTAGATTTAGATGTTATTTTAATCGCATTGCGTGTCGCTACCTACGGAGAGAAGATGAATGTTCCATTAAACATATCTGATGTTGATCTCGAGTACGAAGTTGATTTACGCTATGTTATGAATAGTCTTATGGAACAAATTTCGTGGACTGATGCTGTTCAGATCAGTTCTGAATTAGTAGTTTATGTTAAGCCAATTAGTTATAAGGTATTGTCTGCTAGTGCAGTTAAGACATTCGAAACACAGCGTATTATACAAATTGCTAGTGATACAGAAATGTCAGCCGAAGATAAGCAATCAGCATTTACTTCAGCGGTAGATAACTTAAACGAATTAACGATTGGGTTAATAACTAATTCTATCTATAAAATAGATAGCAGCAACGGTACTACAGAAGAGATTAGATATATTAAAGAATTTATGGATAATGCAGACAAAGATGTTTTTGATAAGATTAAAAATCACATCGAAGCCCTGCGTGTACAGAACAGTATTAAACCTATTGTAATCAATCCATCGGCAGAAATGATAGAACAAGGAGTACCAGATGCTCCTATAGAAATTCCATTAGTATTTGATCCGTCAACTTTTTTCGTATAAGGCTTTTATCTTTAAATCTGACTGATATTGACCAGGTAGCAGCAGATATGGAAATGGAGATAAAAGCCCTTAAAGATCAACTTTATAGATTTTGCTGGTATATGCGAGGCAGTTTATCTGTCAGCGAAGCTCATGACTTAACCTATGAAGATCGAGAGATAATTGCTAAAATTATCGAAAGTAACTTAGATGTTGCTAAAGAAACAGGAATGCCTTTCTTTTAGATGTTCTTACCTAAGAATTTACTGTAGAATTCCGTACTTTCACTAACTCCGCCACCGAACGCCTGTCTTGCTGCTGGATTTACAGCAGCGGCTGCATTAGCAATAGGTGCTGTTTGTTTACCACCTTGCTGTAACGATAGATTAGGTTGTGTACCTGTAGCTGTTTGTGCATTAGTCGGAGCAGCAGCACCTGTAGGATTTTTGTTTAGTGCTTGCATACGTGTGTTAATAGTGTTTTGAATGCTTTTTAAATCTCTAGTGCGTAATCCAGGGATAATACTGTTAATTTGTTTAACTCCAACCTTTGCCTGCTGATCAGCTTGTGCTGCTACAGCTGGATTAGCAGCAGGAGCATTTGGAGATGCTACAGGGGGTGTACCTACAGTTTTACTTGTGCCCATAGTGGCAGTATCGCCTTGTGTGGTATTATTACCAACAGTTGTAGTTCCGCCAGCATTAGTCGGAGCAGGTTGACTAGCTGCTTGTTGAGCAGCATAAGGAGCATTCTTTCCTCCTACAGTACTTCTAGCGGCCTGATATCCTGCTTTTGCTTGATCCCAAGCACCTGCAGCACCACCTGCAACTGCACCAAGTCCTTTAGCTATTCCGCCTACACCTTTACCAATAGCTTGACCTATGCCTAATTCATCTAACTGTTGTTCAACTAATAACTCTTCGATTCTCATATCTGTTTCCTATAAAGGTAATATGAATTTATTTATATGTTATAATGAGCTAACGCTCATTTGTTCTTTCGTTATCACTCAGAACACTTTTTCTTTCGAAGAAAGAAGTAAACTATTATCTAGATTAAGTGGTCACACTTTGCCCAGGGCGGGCAAAGAATAAAAATCGCATTATCTGAGTAGCGCAATCACTTAGCATTACAGCATTACAGAGGCGGTCGTCCGGTACCTCGAGCTGCGTCTTTATACGACGGCGGCCTACATACACATGCTAACATATATGTAAACGTAGGGTGTTTCTCCCTTCTTTTAGCCTATTCAAATTATTTTCAAACAACCAAATCAGTTTATGTAGGCATATCTGATCTTCATCCAGATGGGTAGTGGTTGAGTACTTTGTACAGCGCAAAGAATTCCATCCCTGAGATCTTAGATCCAGGTCTAGGGCACCCGAAATCTGCCGGTGCGAGCGTTTCTGTATGTTTCTACTGCGAGTTGGACTTGGTGTCTAGTTTTCTAATGTGGGAGCCATGGATTCGGCACTGTATGTGTCCGTTATAATAATCGTCTGATTCTAATACTTTTCTATCGAATTGTTCACGTGCTTCAATGTAACTACATTCTGCCTTGCTGGCGCAGTAATATAATATCTCACGAGTGAATTTTTCTTTGCCTACGATCAAGATATCTGCTGTTAAGTTAGGACTACTGCCATAATATTCCTGCCAGTCGCTGTCTATCTTGCTGCGGATCTTCTTTTTCTTTTTTGTGCCGTTCTTTAACCTTACAGTCTTGTAGGTCGTTTTACTGAATTTTGCTAACTTTTTGCCAATATATTTGCGCCCATTGACTGTATTGGTTATAATATAAACATATCCAATACAGTCTTCGGGTAGCGTTTCAACTAATGTGCCTTGATAGTACCAAGACATCCATTAAGCAGCTTTAGCTTCTTTACGAGCATTCTTTTCTGCTGTAATTTCGTTGCGGCGAGCCTTAACTAACTTGCCTAGTTCAGCTAATGCCTTACGAGCGCGAGTACCTGCTGCTGCGTTACCTGCTGTGAATTTTGTATCTTCTGCTACGAAAGCTGTTACTGCATCTTGAATTGATTGTGTTGTTGACATTTTACTTCTCCTTTAATTTTGTAGCCTTTTTGGCTTTAATTGCTGCCTGCATTTCTTTACGCATGGCAATATTATTTTTTCTAATCTCTTTGATTAGTTTACTCATGCTCATCATAATACCAAGGAAATCTCTGGTGTTCCAGAAGTTTGGTTTATTAATAAACACCACATGGGCATTATGATACTTGGCCAGCAAGTCCATAAACTTCTCATGTAATTCTACATACTTGTTTATCATTATGCCTCCACGTAGTCGACATCGTTTGAGTAGGAAGTAAATCCGTTCTCTTTGACCACATGTAATACATTGTTAACACGACCAACAAGTTCTTCTTTGTGTGAGATTAGATAGATATTCTTATCACGCTCACGGGCCATCTTCTTAAGAATGCCCAACCCAGCCTCAACTCCTGCTGTGTCCATACCTGCATCCATTAACTCATCTACAAACAACAAGTTAATATTTTGGTATAAGTTTTCCCAAACATCACGGAAAGCAAAACTCAACGACAAGATTAGTCGATTGCGTTCACCTCTAGATAGATTATCAAAGTCTAGGTCTTGACCAAAGTGTGTAATCTCGACAGTTAGATCATTTAAGAATATGACACTATGCGGCAGTCCTAGCTTCTCAATATAATAGCTTAGACGGTTGTTTAGGTAGGTTAAGTTCTGATCAATGATCTTCTTGCGGATAAAACTATCTTTGTTGGTTAATAGTTTAAGCAAGAACTCCTGATGATCTTTGACTCGGGTAAGTTCGTTAACCATATCCCAAGTGATTTCTTGTAAGGCTGTGTTCTTTAGTTCTTCAATCTGCTCATCGTAGGGATTGATTTCTTCTATCTTTAAAGTAAGTGCCCGCTCTAGGTTGTCTAGATTGTTTTTGTGACCTAGGGCTTCTGCGTGATTGTCGTAGAATGTGTTAGGTTTAGCGCCGATGTTGTTGATCTCAGCGATTTGATCTTGGAGTGCAGTTAGATTAGTAGTTACAGACTCTTGATATGCTAGTGCATCCTCTAGATTTTTGGTAGCATCATCTACCAGTGACTCGTGCTTGTGATCGTGTAGGTCCTGTTCACACTGAGGACATTTCTTATCTGCAAGTGCTAGAACATCACGCTCGTACTTCTTGACAGTTTTCTCAGCCTGACCTAAGGCAGTTTCGTAACCTGCCTTCTGACGGTTCAGGTCTTTTAGTTTATTATTCTGATCTTCCCAAACTTTAAGAGCAGCATGGGCTTCTAACTCAGCAGCAATATCAACATTCTCTAACTTCATCATAGCCTTAGCAAGGCTTTCGATGTCCTCTTCCTTCTTGGTATTCCAAGCGGAACTCTTTAGAGATAGGCTGTCGATACTCTTCTGCACATTGACGTTGGCGTTCTTGATACTGTCGATACGAAGTGTTTCAACCTGTACAGCATCCTTGGTTTCTTTGACCAAGACCTTTAGAACCTCTGCCTTTTCACTTAACAAAGTGATGCCCAGCAGTTGTTCGATGACCTCACGCTGTTCAGCAGCCTTCATTGACAAGAACGGTTCGGTGTAGGTGTTTAATGCAACCAAATGTCGGAACATAGTATGCGACATGCCCATAGCATGATCGATAAACTTTTGTGTTTCTCTGCTGTCACCCTGCGACTCATCTACGGCAGTTTGGTCTTGTTGTTCTTGATCGTTGATATAAACTTTGAGAATGTTAGGTTTGCGACCGCGTTCAATACGATATTTGCTACCATCCTTCTCAAACTCAACAGTGACTAACATATTCTTTTGATTGATCTTGTTGATCAAGTTTTCTTTCTTAATATTTGTTAATGCTTGACCGTATAAGGCATAACTTAATGCATTGACGATAGTAGTTTTACCTGTACCGTTGCGTGACCCACTGTCATCTCCACCTAGATCTAAGTTTTCACCTAGGACTAAGGTAAGATGTTCCTTGTCAAAGTCGACTGCCTGTGTCTGGTTGCCCACACTCATAAAGTTTTTCACGGTTATATTACGGATTTTAAAGGCCATAGGTTCTCTTATAGATTATTATAAATGTCTAATAACATTTTTTGTTCAAACTGTTCGCTGTTAATCTTAACTAATTCTTCTGTGACTATCTGATCAACACTTTCAAACTTGTTGTCTACTGCGTCGTCGATGTTGGTATCCATACTGATCTTTTCTTGTATCATGCTGATCTCACGCACGTCGTAGTCATTCATAAAGGTTTCTTTTAAGAAGTTTGCTTCTTCATAGCTGACATTGATGTCTAGATTGACTTTCAAATACATCTTGCTCTTCATTATCGTATCTTTTTCGTCAATTAGTCGGCTGAGTTTAACGGTGCGGAACTTGGGACAGTCTGGCCAGTTGATATATTCTGGCTCGCCGCCCCACTCTAAAACCATCATACCGCGATCATCGTCCCAAGTATCTGCAAAGTTGTGAGGGAAAGCATTGCCGATGTAGTGGATGTTGCCTTTGTTTTGGCGTTTGTGGAAGTGTCCTGAGAAAACATACTCAGGTTTGCCAAAGTCCTCGGCCTGTAGTTCACCGTGATCTGGCATCTGTACCATAGCGTTCATGTAGAAAAGTGGAAGTTCAAAGTGACCAAAGACATATTTGCTCTTTAGTTTACGCATTTCCTTCCACTCGTCACCTATTAACCAAGGCACTAGTGTAACATCGTCTAAAGTTTGGACGCCATCTACAACAGTTACACCTGGAATATGTCGGCCAAATGCTGAACTGTGTACATCACGTTTGTCTTTGTAATACAGATCATGATTGCCAGGAAACCAAAAGAACTGTTCAAAAGCCGCACCTAACTTCTCTAGACAGCGAATACTTGTATCTAATGTGATCAAGTTGATACTATTGCGATTGTGATGCCAGTCGCCTAGAAAAATACAGGTCTCGCAACCTGCACTCTTAGCTTCTAGAATAAACCAATCTACAAAATCTTCACAATCTCTAAGGTGGACTGCGCTATTTCCTTTTAATCCTACATGTAAATCTGTAAAACACGCTACTTTCTTAAACAATGCCATCGATAAGTACTCTCCTACATTAAGTTTAACATCTTGTTATATGGTAAATCAAGCACTTTCTTCTGAATCATCGTCGGTAAAGTCGCCCGATTGGCTTTTAGGCATGCGTAAGTTCTTGTAGATTTCAGCCTGTCTAGCGATTTCATCAGCGAACTCTGTTTGATTTTGACGGGTCATACTAGGAGTTAGGCCTGCTGTTTCTAATAGATCATCACGGATATTTTGGCTCTTCTTCTCTATGTTTAGTACACGAGTAAATGAGTTTGTGACTGCTGCGGTATAATATGCAAATGGATTTTCTGATTTTGATTCGTCAAACTGTAGACCAATCTGGCTTAACTGTAGAATTGCCTGTCCCTTCATCTCATCGATGTAGGTATAGCCACGCCAGTTACTACGCTGTGCATACCGCTCACTTAGTTTGATATACATCTTACCTAAGTTCTCAGTGATACGACCGTGGTCTTTGCTAAAATGTCCTGTATCTAGCGGCCCCTTCCAATGGCTTTTAGCAACACAGATAAGTTCATCATTCTCATTGAACTTCCAATGCTGGAAAGGTGGAAAGTTTACTTTCTCATGCGAGTCTGCTGTGGTCTTTGTGGTCTTCTTACGACCTGGAGCGAGTGGAATATGATCGAATGTCATAATGCGGATAACAATATCCGTCTTGGGAATAGTGGTATAGTCTGGTGTACACTCACCTAACTTAATTTTCTTATCACCTGAGATACGTGCTGCCATAAATGCTTCTAGTCCCATGCGTTTAGCACGGGCTCTTTTGGCATCTGCGATGGTCCTAATATTGATTTTATCGAGATTTGTTAGAATAATATCGTGTTGCTTGTATTCTGGTAGGGTAAAACTACTGTATGTACATTTACTCTTATGTATTTCTGCTAGTAAGTCTCTATTATTAAGATATTTTACTTTGCGGCCAGTGGGGGTTATTGTTATTGTCATTTGGCGCGATACTCCTTTTGTTAAGTATAACAGGATAGATCAACGGATGTCAACCATTTAAGTAGGTATATTATTTATCGCTAAATATGCTATAGAGGATACAACAAGAACATGTCTATAACCAATCTTATTCAGTCTGCTGCTGATACAGCGGCCAAATATGCCAACCCTGGTAATATAATCTCAGCTGCAAGTTCTGCCATATCTGGGTTAGGTGGATTATTATCAGGAAAGACGGGACTAAGTTCTATGCCGCCTATAGTTACTCCTGCTAATCCTACAATTAATGGCCTGCAAGACAATCGAGTTAGATTGCGTATTCCTGCAACATACCTAGTAGGTCATGCTAAAGGGCCTAACGGAGAACTAGTTAATGCAGGCGGAATAGTTTTTCCGTATACTCCGACTATTAGTATGGAGCATAAAGCAACGTATAGTTCACTTAATGTTACCCATTCTAACTATACACAGTACTTTTACAAGAATAGTGCAGTTGGTGAGATTACGTTGAGTGCTAAATTTACTGTGCAAAACGAGACAGAAGCAGGAATATACCTCAGTGCAGTACACTTATTACGTGCATTAACTAAGATGCGATTTGGTGATGATCCAAATGCAGGTAGTCCGCCACCAGTTTGCCGGTTAATGGCCTACGGTGATTTTATGTTGGATAATACTCCTGTTGCTATTGGTAGTTTTCGGATAGACCTACCAGACAATGTTGATTACTTTAATACAGGTGCATCCGTTACTGACTACGGTGTTAGCACTGTTCCTGTGATGAGTACTATACAACTAACACTAATACCGATATACAGTAGAGATGAAATGCTCAACGGAACCGTTGACGGTTGGTTATATGACAATCAAAGATTGCAAGGATATCTATAATGCCATCAAATTATCCTAAATTAAGTCCTTATTATACTACTCCTTATAACGGATCATACCTTGACATATATACATCAAGAGATATTCCAGCACAAATGGATGATGTGCAATATACAGTAACTAGTCAATATGAATTCCGCCCAGACTTACTAGCACATCAATTATACCAAAATGTAGATCTATGGTGGGTATTTGCTGTTAGAAATGCAGATAAGATCAAAGATCCAATTTATGATCTGTATGCTGGCCAAACAATTTATCTACCTAAAATAACAACTCTAAAAAAAGTATTAGGATTCTAATATGATTGATTATCCGATAAATGCAAAGACTACTAAGTCTAAAAATCCCTTAAATGCATATAGGTCGTATAATTATATCTTTACGTTAGCTGCTTTACGTATAGAATCATTAGCTGATCCTGAATACTACAGAAAGAATGATGACTATTTTGTAATAGCTAAATCCGGAGGCAAAGGATCTGCTGGTATACAAGTGCCAACATCATCAGTTACTTCAAACACAATAGATTCGTTAGGATCACCTTCGGATCTAATAACAGAATTTAATCAAAGTAATCCTGGAAGATTTGATTTTTATATTAATAATGTTCAAATATCTGCGGTAGTTGGCGGAAGTGAAGATACTAGCATGAGTCTCTCAAACTTATTAGAATTTGAGATATTAGAACCGTATAGCATGACGGGATTTATTTCTGCATTGCAGGTATCTGCTGTTGCAGCAGGGTGGGATCAATATCTTAGATGCTCATATCTATTAAAAATGGAATTTTTGGGATATCCAGACGGTATTGACCTACCAGAAGCCGCGGAATCTGTTCCAAATTCAACAAGATATTTTGTATTCACAATTAAAAATATCGATATAGATGTCACAGAAGGGGGAGCTCGATACCAATGTCACTGTGTGGCATATAATGAAATTGGGTTTGGCGAGCCAGCAGCATTGAAATCAAATATACAGATAACTGGTTCTAACGTTGGTACTATATTAAAAAACTTCGCTAATAAACTAAATGAAGCGATGCAGTCTGATGCAACTGCAATTAAAGATGCAGCCAAAAAGACTAATTGTGATCAGTACGAAATTGTAATGCCAAAAGTTGATAGCACTGGTATAGTAAGAGATTCATTTGATGATTTTTGGAATAGTTGTACAATAACTGATTTATTAAAAACTCCAGCAGTTTACTCATTTGCTGATCCTGGTATCGTTAAAAACAAAAATGATACTGTAAGATATGATCCGGATCCAAATGCTCCTGCAATATTCTTTGCTGAAAACGCTAATATTCACGAATGTATTGCTTCTATAATTCGAGATAGTGATTATACTAAAAATTTAATTAAAGAATTTCCTAACAATGTAGATGAGTATGGGATGATCAAGTATTTTATGATACATCTCGAAGTAGAACATCTAGATAAAATGGATGAGCAAACACGTAAACCGCTCTTTAAATATCGATATGTAGTAATTCCCTATAAGATGCATTATTCTAGATTACCGTTGACTTTACACGGAACAGTAGATACTGACAAATTGATGACCAAAGTCAATCGAGAGTATGATTATATATACACTGGTGCTAATACTGACATATTAAAATTTAATCTAAAGTTTAATTCTTTATATTTCTTACCAATTCCGTCTGGACTAGGTGATACAAAAGGTCAACCAGCAGCAGTTGATACAGTACAGCCTGATAATTATATTAACCCTGCATTGATATCAAAACCGACTAGCGATTCTCAAAACTCAGCATTAGGCGTCCAACCAATACGAGCCTATCCTGACTTTACACAGGTTAATCCTAAAGGAGTAGCAAATTCAGGACAACCTCAAGGCGAAGCGATAGCGTCGATGGCAAAAGTAATACATCAGGCCATACTTGAAAACGTTGATCAAAGTTTTGGAGAGATTGAAATAATTGGTGACCCGTATTATTTGACCATGGGCACTATTGGTAATTATAGACCAACAGTTAATTCTGACGGAACAATGGGAGATGGCGAAGCACCTGCATCGATTGAAGATGTGTTAATAATAATAACATTTCGAAATCCAACAGACATAGATCCAACTACTGGAGAAGTAATTTTTGACTCAATATTAGCACCGTATAGCGGTGTATTTAGAGTTACTAAAATTTTTAGTACATTTAAAGATGGAGAATTTACCCAACGATTGTCGATAGTTCGTATGCCAGGACAGATATTGGATACTAATGTTCCGATAAAAGCAAGAGAGCCGATGATAGAAACAACTCCAGATGCAGCGAATGCAGCAACACCAAAACCGGCAGACCCTGTATCTACATTAAGAGCCGATCCAAACAGCCTGCTATCTTCAATAACATCCGGATTACCGGTATCAGGATTACCGGGAAATCTATCACAGCTAGTTCCTAGTTCCATTGGTGGACTAGCAGGAAATTTATCAAGTGCAGTATCGAGTGCAATAGGCAGTATATCTAGTAAAGTTACATCAGCTGCCGCCGGCATGGTAACTTGGGGGGCAACAGCAGCCTCTGCAGGTATGCCTAATATCACTGGTGCAGGACTAGCACAAACTACATTGGCATCTGGATTAGGTAGTGCATCTACTATCGGATCTAGTGCGATGGCATCGGCGGCAAATCTAGGGTCGTCTGCCGCTGGTGCATTATCCGGAGTTGGATCTAAGATTGCGGGACTGACTAGCGGTAATGCATCTATTGCGGGTTCTCTAGGAATTGATACAAGTAGTTTATCTGGGTTAAGTTCTAATCTACAATCTAAGGTAGCTGGTCAACTTACTGCTGCTATCAAAACTATTCCCGATGGAGTGGATGTTAACAAAGCGATAAAAGATGGGTTAATATTGAACAATATTCCTAAGTCTGCATTAGCAAATATTCCAACAACACAGCCGTTAGCACTTGCTCCGCCCCCAGTGCCTAGTCTTACTGACATTAAAGCGATTATAAGTCGAGGTGGAAGTTTAGCAAATATTCCAGGTGCATCGAGTATACCAGGAGTAGATAAACTACTGGCATCGAGTGGAATTAATCTGCCGTCTGGATTAGGATTGGATTCTGCTAGTGTGGCAGGAAAATTAGCAACAGCTCAGTCGGGATTAAGTGGAATCACAGGACAAATATCTAGTGTAGAAGCATCAATTGGCAATATTAGTTCGATGGTTCCTAGCGGATTACCAAATGTATCAAACGTTAGTTCGTCAGTAGTTAACAAATTCGGAAGTGTTAGCGCCAATGCTGCAAGTCCGCTAACTACAATAATGAAGAGTGTTAGTTAACCATGCCAATAGAACAACGAAGTAGAGGAGTATTACCAGGACCTGGCCCTTATGTGGCTAAGATTACTAACTTGCTGGATCCTACATATATGGGATCAATGGAAGTTATTATCGAAAAGGGTTTTGTCGGCGATACAAATTTACAAAGCCAAACATATATCGTCCAGTACCTAATGCCATTTTACGGAGTAACCAATGTAAAATACGAAGGAACTAATCCTCGAGATTTTAATTCAGTGCAAAAGTCCTACGGAATGTGGATGGTGCCTCCCGATATCGGAACTACTGTTCTTGTTATGTTTATTGATGGAGATCCTAATCAAGGATATTGGATAGGGTGTGTTGCAGATCGTTATCAAGATCACATGATTCCTGGAATCGCTGCTAGCCAAAATGTTTATATTACCCCGGAACAAGAATTAAAATACGGAACAAAAAATCTTCCTGTTGCAGAGTTCCATAAACGTAGTATTAAAGACCAAATTAATCCAAGCTCGCAACTTAAACCGATACATCCATTTGCTGATAGATTATTGGCACAGGGGTTATTAATTGACACTATCCGAGGAGTAACATCTAGTTCAGCTCGTCGTGAAGTACCTAGTACGGTATTTGGTATCAGTACACCCGGACCGGTAGATACTTCAACTGGCTCTCAACAAGGTATTATTGGATACGAAACAAAAGCCAATGTACCTATCAGTCGACTTGGCGGATCACAATTTGTAATGGATGATGGGGATGCTAATGGACAAAATGAATTAGTTCGTATCCGTACAAGAACAGGACACCAAATATTAATGCATAACAGTTCTGATCTAGTTTACATTGCCAACAGCAAAGGCACAGCATGGATTGAACTTACTTCAAACGGCAAGATTGATATCTATGCACAAGACAGTGTGAGCATACACACAGAAAACGATTTTAACTTTAAAGCAGATAGAGATGTTAACTTTGAAGCAGGACGAAATATCAATATGAATGCATTTAGCGGTATTGATATAAATTGTGTAGATAGATTTAATCTAATATGTAATAAAGACGGTAAAATTTTAATTGGTGCAGATCTACATATCACAGCCGATAGTGACATTAGGATGCACTCTAAAGCTACTACACATATTCTTAGCAATGCTGATATGTTTATACAAGCTGCCCCTACTTTAAATATCAAGGCAACAACTATTGACGAAACAGCCACTACTATGAGCCTGCAAGCAGGAACATACAATGAAACTGTAACAGGAACATCTAGTTATAAATGGAACGGTACTAAATTTACATTTACAGGGGCTGATACACATAACACATGGAATAGTGCAACTGATCACTATTCAACCACACCGAGAAGCGCTGACAATAGTCCAGGAAGCGGAGCATCAGCAACACCGGCTACTCCGGCAGAGGTAGCAGCGATTCCGGCGCCCTTACCGACATATTCGTTACCTAACAGATCAGTGTCTGCAGGATGGGCTAATGGTAAGTTCTATAAGACAGATGATATCGTATCTATAATGAAACGTGTGCCAACACACGAACCATGGGATCAACACGAGAATACTAACCCCCAAGCATACGTACCTAATGTAACGACTACTGATCGATATGATCCACCGTCTGGAAAATCTCCAAACATAACTTATAATAAGGCCCCTGCAATACAAGGAATCCCGCCTACTCCGACAGGAAACACTGAGGAAGATAACATCGCAGCATTCTTGTGGATGATACGAGTATGTGAAGGAACTAGTGGTCCTACTGGATATCAAACAATGTTTACAGGAATATTATTCCCAATTGATGATCCAACAGCATCTACATATCAATTTAAAGATCACCCTCGTATTGCAAATCACGGAGGCGGCATAACATCTACCGCAGCTGGTGCATATCAGTTCTTATCAAGTACTTGGGATCAAGCTAAAAAGCAATTAAGTTTGCCTGATTTTAGTCCAGCAAGCCAGGACAAAGGATGTTTATATCTAATTAGATTGCGCAATGCCTTAGATGATGTTAGAGCAGGCAATTTTACTTCTGCGGTTAATAAGTGCAACAGGATATGGGCTAGTTTACCAGGCAGCCCCTATAATCAACATCCTAAAGATATCGCAGTAGCAACAGCGTATTATAAACAAGGCGGGGGAACTGCGGTAGCATAACAGTTAAATATACGTATGGCATACAAAAACATCGAAATTAATCCGTCTCAAAATAGTCTACAACATAGAACCAAGCAAAGTCAATTTTATGTAGGTTATAGTTCTGTTAACGCAGATGAATTAGGCACGACTAAGTTATACGACTTTGATATTATTAAACAAGATATCATAAACCAATTCAACACTCGCAAGGGCGAGCGTGTTATGAATCCTACGTTTGGTACTATCGTTTGGGATGTGATATTCGATCCTTTTACACAAGATGTTAAACAGGCAATTAGCGATGATGTTAGCCGCGTTTGTAAATCAGATCCGAGGGCAGTTCCTATCCAGATCAACATCGACGAACAAGAGTACGGGATGCTATTAGAAGTGACATTATTATATGTAGGAACTGACCAAACATCTAGTATGCGCTTGGCATTCGATAAAGAGCTTGGTTTGATCCCTCAATAATATACCTACTTAATAAATTCCATAAATACGGTATCAATGAGAAACCACTATGATACCATCAACAACTAATCAATTACTGGTCGCAGAAGACTGGACCAAGATATATCAAAGCTTCAAAAACGCTGACTTTAAGAGTTACGATTTTGAAACACTTCGCCGAACAATGATCACTTATCTTCGTGAGAATTATCCCGAAGATTTTAACGATTACATTGACAGCAGCGAGTATGTTGCCCTTATAGATTTGATTGCTTTCTTAGGTCAAAACCTAAGTTTCCGCATTGACCTAAATGCACGTGAAAACTTCTTAGAAACCGCCCAACGTCGTGATAGCATCTTACGTTTAGCACGATTGATTAACTACAATGCCAAACGCAATATTCCAGCCCACGGTTTCTTAAAGATCACTAGTATTTCTACAACTGAAAGTGTGATCGATTCTAATGGAGTTAATCTAGCTAATTCGATAATTGGATGGAATGACCCAACTAACAGTAATTGGTATCAACAATTTATTTCTATCATCAATGCTACTATATCTAGTCCTACGGTGTTTGGTAAACCGTTTGCTGCTGCAACTATCAGCGGAATAGCAACAGAACAATATAAGATCAATACCAGCACTCCAGATGTGCCTATCTATTCGTTTAATAAAAACATAGCCGGCACACAAATGAGTTTTGAACTAGTCCCGTCAACATTCACTGGACAGACTTATATCTATGAAGATACTCCTAGTCCGGGCAATCAATTTGGCATCATATTCCAAAATGATAATAAAGGCAGTGCAAGTCCTAACACAGGATTCTTTGTGCAGTTTCGCCAGGGATCTTTAAATGCACAGAATTTTAGTGTTACAAACCCAGTACCTAATGAATTAGTTGGTGTTAATGTATCTGACATTAACGACACTGATGTGTGGTTATGGCAGTTATCTGCAGACGGAACCCGCCATCGAGATCTATGGACTAAAGTAGCAGCTACTACAGGTAATAACGTAATCTATAATAGTTTAAATCAAAACATACGTAATATCTACAGCGTCTTATCTAGAGATACTGACCAAATTGACTTGTCATTTGCTGATGGTAGTTTTGGTAATTTGCCTAATGGCCCATTTAGATTATATTATCGTCAAAGCAACGGATTATCGTATACAATTAAACCAGAACAGTTAAGCAATGTCAGTGTACAGATTCCCTACACTAGTGCAAACGGTCAATCAAATTCTTTAACTGTTATATTAAGTTTACAATATAGCGTAACTAACAGTGCAGGTAGCGAATCTAACACAGATATTCAACTAAAAGCACCACAAGCATACTACACACAGAATCGTATGATCACTGCGGAAGATTACAATATTGCTCCTATCACAGTAGATTCAGACATACTTAAAGTTAAGAGCGTTAATCGCACTGCTAGCGGTATTAGCAAATATTATGAGTTAAGTGATATTAGTGGAAAATACAGCAGCACCAACATATTTGCCAACGACGGCATCTTATACAAACAAGATAAAGAATATAATTTTGAATTCTCGTTTGTTTCTCGCAATGAGATCCTTAGCGTAGTAAAATCGCAAGTTGCATCAATTATTGACTCTGCAAGTTTTAAATCCTTTTACCTATCAAAGTATCCACAGTTAATAATGGACCTAACGAGTTATCCATTATCTTGGAACCAATCAAATAAGACTACAAATCAATCACGTGGATATTTTAATAATTTAAACACTGGACCTACAACTTTAGGTTCTTATGCTAGTGATTATCTAAGTTTCTTTGTTCCGGGATCTTTGATTAAAATGGTTCCACCAACAGGGCAATATTTCTTACCTAGCGGAAGATTAACATCGATTGCCGACGATACTACTAAATCTTATATATGGACACAGATAGTTAATGTCACAGGCGATGGTGCTAATAGCGGTGTTGGAAATTTAGACAATGGAACAGGACCGGTTATTTTAACAGGAATAATACCTGGTACAGGGGTATCTGCAACCAGTGCTAGACCAGCAGCAATTATTCCGGTATTTGACAATATATTATCAGCAGCGTTAGAAACAGAAATCACTAATCTATGTTTATCTAAACGTAATTTTGGATTAAGTTTTGATTCAGCAACTCGAGCATGGTATGTGATTACAGATGCTAATATTGATTTAAAGAGCTCATTTAGTTTATTATTCCAGCAGGATATTTCTAACAGTAATAAAGATGCTAGTTGGATGATGTCGTTTGAATGGACCGGAAAGAAATACGTAGTTAGATATCGTACAACAGAATACATTTTTGAAAGTGCGCAAGAAACTGCATTCTTTATTGATAAATCTAAAAAGAATTATGACTTTGTTACAGATACTGTGATTAAAGATCGAATTGATATTCTATCAATTAACAAACTTCCAACTAGTCAAGGATATCTCGGAACAGATTATGTATGGCAAATTGACAGTGCGGTAATTGAACCGGATGGATACATTGAGCCTAAAAAGGGATCGGTTAGTTTCTTCGATTATAACGACGACGGACAGATAGATGATCCTGACTCATTTGAGAATATTGTACAGTCGACTAACGTTGATTTACAAACTGGATATCTTAACAAATTTGTATATTTCCAAAAATCAGCAGATGGTTTACGGTATTCGTTATACAAAGGTGAGATACTAGCGTACCCTACAGAAGATTTAGTATCAGTTGGCGATAAAATTGACGGACAACTATATTATTTCTATGATCCTGCAGTGGATGTAGTAAAGAGTTATTCTTCTACATTAGGAGGCTTTGTAATAGCCCCTACGTATTATGCTAGACCTGGACGCAGTGGATTAAAATTCCATTATGTTCATAACAGCGGAAATGAACGTAGAATTGATCCAAGCAAATCAAATATCATCGATGTATACTTATTGACTAAGGCCTACGATCTAGAATATAGAAATTGGCTAGCTAGTGGTACAGGAACTGAGCCACTTCCGCCAACAACACAAAGTTTAGAAGAAAACTATTCTGCTACATTAGAACCGATCAAAGCGATTAGTGACGAATTGATCTATCATCCCGTGAACTATAAAGTATTATTTGGCAATCAAGCACTTGGACCACTACAGGCCACATTTAAAGCTGTAGTCAATCCTGCCAAATCGGTAAGCACCACTGATCTGCAAACACGAATACTTGCAGCAATTGAAACTTTCTTTGCGATCGAAAATTGGAATTTTGGACAGACATTTAACTTCGGAGAGTTGTCAACTTATGTTATGAACATGATGACACCAGATATAACCAACTTTGTATTGGTTCCAAAACAAGATAACGGATTTGGTAGTTTATATCAGATTACCTGTTTAAGTAATGAGATCTTTATTAACGGTGCAACGATAAATGACATACAAATCATTACAAGTTTAACATCTTCGGAACTAAAAGCAGCTTCAACAATAGTAACTACTAGCTAAGGATAATTAGTAATAATGGTTAACAACACATCAAAGAATACTAGAAAATCAGCAAATTTATTACCTGCATTTTTTAGGACCGATAAGAATAATAAATTCCTATCAAGCACCCTTGACCAATTGATTAAAGTTCCTGTATTAGAACGTATTGATGGGTTTGTAGGAAGTAAACTAAGTCCTGATTACAATCCGTTGACTGATGTATATATTTCTGAATCTTTACCAGTTCGCGAAAAATATCAATTAGAACCAGCATTGGTATTAAAGAATATTGACCAAAGTATTAAGGCGGTATATGGGTTCGATGACCTAGTCAATCAAATAGGCTACTATGGTGGTTATATCGATAATCTTGATAGAGTATTCCGTCCAAAATTCAATTCGTATGATCCTCATATTGATTGGGATAAATTTATTAATTTCCGTGACTATTATTGGTTACCTAATGGTCCAGATGCTATTTCTATCGCAGGATTACAAAAAAATGCAGTTAGTACATATACTGTCACTGATTCAACAGATGACAATTTCTTTATATTCACACCGGATGGGTTAACTCCCGATCCTTTACTAACGTTCTATAGAGGAGTTACCTATGTATTCAATATTGACTCTAAACATAAATTGTATTTTAAAACAAAACCAACTGATGGTAGTGAATCTCAATACACCCGCGGAGTAACTGGAAATGGTACCAAAAAAGGTCAAATAATCATAACGATTGATGATCGAACTCCTAGCGTATTATTCTACGCTGCTGGCGATAATCAATTAGCCGGAGGACGTATTTTAATAAAATCTATTGTAGAAAATTCTTCGATCGATGTAGAAAAAGAAATACTTGGAAAAGTGCAATACAAATCCGGAAACGGAATTGAGTTTATTAACGGCATGAAAGTGCGATTTGTAGGTAATGTAACTCCGGCGTCATATATCAATAATGAATATATCGTAGAAGGTATAGGATCAGAGATTCGATTGATAGATTTTACAAAACTAACAACACCATTAAATCTTAATGCAACCTACGATACTAATTTTGATGGCACACCATTTGATGATTTTCCGTTCGATAACTTTAAAAATATTCCAGAGACACCTGAATATATAACAATTAATAAAGCAAGTAAAGATTTAAATCCTTGGTCAAGATATAATCGCTGGGCGCATGCTGACGTAATAACTTCTTCGGCTATTGCAAACGGCACTACCGCAGAATTTCCTGCAGATAAACGTGCTTCTAGGCCTATTATTGAATTTAAACCAGATATACAACTTTGGAATTTTGGATCAACTGCAATCGATACAGTAGATTATATTGACGAAAATACTACTGATGCATTTTCTACAATAGAAGGAACATACGGATATTATGTCGATGGTATTTTATTGGAAGATGGAAATAAAGTCATATTCAATGCCGATGCTGACCCGATGGTGCAAGGTAAAATTTTCCAAGTTAATATTTCTATGTTTAATGGACAACAAAAAACAAGATTAACAGAAGTAATATCTCCTAGTAAAAATCATGCAGTTGTTGTTAGATTGGGTAAGATTAATCAAGGAACATCGTGGTGGTTTAATGGTACCATCTGGGTTAAAGGACAACAACGCGAGGTAATAAATCAGGCACCGTTATTTGATTTGTTTGATATCAACGGACATAGTTATGGAGATACTGCATATTATAATTCTGATTTTTACGGTAATAAGATATTTGGGTATACTGTAGGGACTGGTACAGCCGATTCAGTTTTGGGATTTCCTTTACAATATATATCTGAAAGTATTAGTACTGTAGGAACCTATCTATTTACAAATTATCTTAATTCGGAATCTATCGCACTTGTTGGAACTATTACCTCTATTCCGACCGTGGAGGCATATTTACGTATTAATAACAGTACTCCTGTTTACGAAAATGCATGGACCGCCGGAGCAGGATATAATATCCCCGTAGAACAATTCCAAGTGATAACCGGCCTACAGTCTAATATAGAAGTAACAGTATTTGACAATCCTACAACTATTAAGGATCTGGTAATATCAGTATTTGTTAATAATACGAAAAAAGTATTAACTACTGATTATACACTTTCTACTATTGGTAAAAAATTGTATGTTACTTTTAATACCGCATTAGATGGAACAACAGTTCCTGTTCGCGTATTATTAAAATGTTATTCTGCATCTAGTCCTAATAGTACAGGTATATATGAAACTCCGATTAATTTAACAAATAATCCATTGAATGGTTTTATATCAAACTTTACATTTACAGAATTAACAGATCATGTAAAATCAATGATTGATACAGATCCAGAATACAATCCAATAAACGGTGGCAATTTAAAAAATCTGCCTAATATTACAAAATACGGTTCAAGGTTAGTTAGCAATCAAAATCCGTTGGTATTTGCACAATATTTTATAACAGATGCTGAACATAATTTAATTAACGCTACAAGAAAAGCATCAGATGACTATTATCAATTTAAATTAAATTTAATTAATTCTATTTCTAAAGTACCTGGCAGCACACCGTCAAGTCGAGTATTAGATCAAGCATTGTTTGAAATGAGTTCGAATAAGAATTCATCATTCCCTTATGCACATAGCGACATGTTAGGCCACGGCGACAATAATGTTACTAGCATATATACAGTTACTGACTCTCGTAATAAAAATTATTCAATTACTAGTACATTTTCGGCAACAACTTTAAGTGATAGATCTGTATTAGTATATCTAACTTCGAATGGTACTACTAGACAGTTAGTATATGGCCGAGATTACGATTTTCCATTATATGATGCTAGTGTGCATATTATCACGTCATTGATTGCTGGCGATATAATAACTATTAAAGATTATACTACTACTGTAGGATCATATATCCCGCCTACTCCTACTAAACTTGGATTATTTCCAAAATATGAACCACAAATTTATGTTGATAACAGTTATGCTAATGGTCCTCAAAAAGTTATTCAAGGACACGATGGTAGTTTGACAGTGGCATTTTCTGCATATAATGAAGCAGATGATTATCGAGACCTTGCGTTATTAGAATACGAAACACGCATCTATAATAATCTAAAAGTTACCTATGATCCGGGATTAATAGATATCCACAATATTTTACCTAGTGTATTCAGAAAGTCGGAATATAGCTACGGCGAGGTTTATAACATAGTACAAGGCGATTTCTTAAAATGGGCCAGCATTTATGGTATTGATTTTGCCACAAATAATACCTACGATGTAAACAATCACAAGACATATAATTATAAATCTACTAGCGATCTGGTATTTGGTAATGCATTACCTGGTAATTGGCGTGCTGTGTATAAGCTATATTTTGATACAGATCGTCCTAATACCCACCCCTGGGAAATGCTTGGTATCACAGTTAAACCAACATGGTGGGATGCTGAATACGGATCGGCTCCCTATACTGCTGGAAACTTAAACATGTGGCAAGATCTCGAAGCAGGGATTATACGTTATCCGAGTGGAGTAGTTATTGATGCAACTTATGCTCGTCCTGGTTTGAGTCAAGTAATTCCAGTCGATGACAGCGGAAACATTATTGATGTTCGCGAATGGGCAGGTATTGCACAAAATGATTCTATAATTAATACAGACCAAGACTGGGCATTTGGCGATCACGGTCCGGCAGAAACTGCATGGAGACGTTCTAGTGCATGGCCGTTTGCTATGCAGATTATAATGGCATTGACTAAACCTGCTGATTATGCAGCGATGATGTTTGATACCAGCAGATTAAAGAAAGATATCACAGGGCAATATAATTATGGAACAGCTGAAAGTTTCTTAAATCCTAAAGAGGTATTATTATATACTGATACTGATGCTAGTGGAAATATTATCTTAGCATCAGGGTATAGTGTTTGGGTAATCGAAAACGGAAAACAACGTAGCTCTCTATACTTAACTACGCTTAAGAACGATCTAGCTTCGGCAAATCTCAAACTATTTTATAAAGCCGGCGGCTTCTTAAGTAAAGATAAGTTAGAAATTACCATTGATTCCATTAGTCCTAACACTATAAATCCCGGGGTATTTTTGCCTAACGAAGATTATGTATTGCATTTTAATTCGAGTGCTCCTATTAAATCTGTTGCAATTTCTGGCATCATCGTAGAAAAGAAAAACGGACAGTTTGCAGTTAAAGGTTATGATAAGAGATATCCTTATTTTGTCGTCAACCAACCTATACATTTAGCAAATGGCAGTGCATTAACTGTGGGTGGAAAATCAGAGCCATTTTTAACATGGAAAGAAAATTCTTTCTATCAATCAGGACAAGTGGTATTTTATAGTAACGTTTATTATAGAGTAGTGTCTAGCCATAATTCTGGATTAACATTTACTTCGACATATTATACTCCGATCAAACAATTACCAACAGTTGGTGGCGCGAGTGTATTGGTTTCAACACAGTACGAAAAAGAAGAAACTGTAGTACCGTACGGAACACGATATAGTACCGTCCAAGAAGTTTATGATCTAATAGTAGGTTACGGTCATTGGTTAGGTGCACAAGGATTCTTATTTGATGAATATAATAATGATTTAAATCAGGTCATAGATTGGAATTTTACCGGAAAAGAATTTCTATATTGGTCTACACAAAACTGGGCCGATAGGGCCGTAATTACTCTAAGTCCCTTTGCCAACAAGATCAAATATCAATTTACAGATGCTGTGGTTGATAACGTACTTAACAGTTTCTATGAGTACAGTTTATACAAAGCAAACGGACAGATATTTCCTGAAAGAAACTTCTCACTAGGTCGCGAAGATGGTATATGTACTATCAATACCAAAAATACCACCGACGGTATATTCTTTGCTAGATTGAATCTTGTGCAAAAAGAACATGCTATTGTTCTAAATAATAAGAGTATGTTTAATGATATTATATATGATATTGAAACAGGCTATCGTCAAAGTCGTATCAAAATATCGGGGTTCAGAACCGCAGAATGGAATGGTGAATTTTTAAGTCCTGGATTTATCTACGATGATGCTCAGATAACAGATTGGTTACAATATACAGATTATCAGGTAGCTGATATTGTAAAATATGTAGGTAATTATTATTCTGCAAATATTAATATTGCCGGATCGGATTCTTTTGATTTTAACAGTTGGAACTTATTAGGTGAAAAACCTGTAGCACAATTATTACCAAACTTCGATTATAAGATTAATCAGTTTGAAGATTTCTATAG